GGAATGGTTAAGAAGCATAGAAGTCGCCAAGTTTGAGCGGGTAGCCGTATTCATCGACGGTTCTGCCCTCCAGCTCGTCAGCAATGGCGAGGAGTTCGGTGCGGTACTTGATGTGGGCTGCCAAAAATCCTTGCGCGTACTCATCAAAGTCTTCGCAAGGTGGTGGCACTGGCGAGATCACCTGATCCGCAGCAGCTCGCAGGACGGCAGCGGCATAGCTGGCGTAGAAGTTGGTTTGCCACTTTGGGTTTTGCGTTGCTTTGTGAGCGGCCTTCAGAATTGCCTGCGCGGCGGGTGAAAGTTCAGACATAATTAGTTGGAATGACTACTGGGCTTCAAGCTCGGCGGCGATGGCTAGGAGATCCGACTCAAGGCAGTAAGCCTGGGATTTGGCCATGGTTACGCCGAGCGTTTTCATTATCTTTTCCTTCCTTGTGAATTTGACAGCAGCTCGCAGGGCGGCGGCGGCATGGGCGCGTGCCATGAGTTGCTGCGGTCCATTCAGCTCTTCCATATAAAGGGCATCCAAAACAGCCTGCGCGGCGGGGGAGAGGTCAGGCATCGATCATTTCTTCTGTAACTCCTGGACTAGGTACTCCCTGAGTGCCTTGTCAGAGGGGGTGGGGTTGGGCTTTAAGTCGATCTCAAGAATGCGGAGCTTGATCTGCTTCTCGTAGAACTCGTTGAGCTGCGCCTTGACCTCCTGAGCTTTGGCATAGCGCGACTCGATTACGACAGTGCCGCCAATGATGGTCGACAGTACCGCTATCACAGCGGCACCAGTCGTAAGCCACTGCTCGAGCCGATAACTTTTTAGCTCTTCCTCTGTCATGACGCGACCTGCTGCGTGTTTTTCATACCCAGTTATGGGGTGACGTCACTCACGACGGGGGTGGGACGGAAGATCTTTTCGTTGGCGCTGCGGAACCACAGGGCTTGCTGGAGAAACCGGTCTTCCTCCTCGACCAGAATCGCCTTGAGATCCTCCAGGAAGGTCACCAACTCCCCTTCATCGAGGTACTCGGTTACAGCACCTCGCAGCAGCCTTTTGTGGTGGCTGTCGTCGTCTCTGCTGAATGCTGGGATTGAAATGGGCATCAGATCAGGTCCAACCAATCGGTTGTAGGCGTTGTAGCAACTGCAGAGAGCGCCAGAGCGAGTGCCATCACCGAGTCGTCGTGGGCACCATCGCCAGCACAGCGATCCCCCGTTTCGAGCTGCCGGAACATCAGCATCTCGTGATAGAAGGGCTCTCTTGGAACGACGAGCTCTTCACGCTCTAGGAAGTAGGTGATGCGGTCGGTATTGCTGATCTTGTTGGGTCGGTTGGTGTTGTAGGGCTCGACCATGTACTTGGCCAGTGCCTTGGAGAGAACCTCAGATACGACAGCACCAACGCCGTTCTTCTCGCAGATCACCTTGTTTGGTGTGAAGTTCTCCGCCTGCTCGATGATCTGCTGGATGCAGTAGTCGCTGGACTTGTAGCGGGTGCGGAAGATGTTGACGACTCGGTAGGGCGGCTTGGTGATGTCCAGGACGACAGAGCACCAGAAGTCGTCACCGCCTGCTGCTGGGTCGACGGCCATGATGTAATCGCGGTTCATCAGACCGCACTCGATCAGCTCCCCGTGGCATGCCTTCTCTACCAGTGGCGGGGGGAAGATCTGAGCGTCGGAGGCGACGAAGTCCATTTCGTACTCCTGACGCCAGGCCCGGTCGGTCAGCTTGGCCTTCGCCTTGGTCTTCTCCGCCCACTGAGGGTCGGAGGCGTAGATCGGGATGTCGGAGTAGTGGATGTGGAAGCGGTTCCAGCCGTCTTCCTCTTCGCCATGCCAAAGGTTGGCGAACATGTTGCCCATGCCATTGGGCGTCGACAGCAGGATGAGCTTGCCCCGATCGCCCAGGGTGGCCATCGTTGGCTGCGCTGCGGTGTATATCTCTTCGGCGCCGTCTAGGAAAGCGGCCTCATCCAGGACAACAACCGAAACGCTTGGGATTCCACGCGCTGCACGAGGCGTCGCAGGAAGGAAGTAAATCGTGCCAAGGCCCTTAAACGAGAGCTCACTATTTGATTCTGTTGTGAACTCAATACCTGAATCAGCAATACTGGCCGCTTGTGCGCGAATCCTTTTACCCAGCGCACCAGAGTCAGAGGCGGTTTTAGAGAACACAACCGCTGCAAATCCAGGCTCCGTCAGGGCTCTGCACAGCAAATAGGAGCACACCGTTTCCGATGCGCCCACCTGACGACTTTTGAGGACAATTGTGTACTGACTCTGACAAATGGAGTCGATCAGCCGCTTCTGTACATCGAAGGGCTGGAAGGGTTTGACGCTACCTGATGTACGAATCCAGGTCAGTGGGGCAAATTGGTCCCAGTGGTCAGCGGTAGGGAAGCGAGGCTTGAAGCCGACGGCGGTGGAGGTGAGGCGCTTCTGCTCTTCTTCCTTGTCACGCTGCGCTTGTAATTTCTCTAACCTCTCCAACCGGGTTAAGAGCTTGGCGCTGGGCATTGGCTTCTAGCTGTTCCAGGCGACGCTCAATCGTTCTCGCTTCGTACTGCTTATGAGCCGAGTCGATGAGGATCTTGATTGCCTGAACTTTAACGCTCACACTGATTTCCGGATCATCGTTATCGATAATCTCTCGGAGCTTCTGGATCGCCTCAGGCAGAGCTTCTGAGGTGACACCGAAGGTGCGGTGGAAGATTTCCTGCTGGTACTGCCAGATGGCGTCGTTGAACTCCTCCAGCTGTTTCCAGGCTCGAATCCCCTCGGTCGAGCACTTGGCGCGTTTTGCCGCTTCACGCCAGGTAAGGCCGGCGGCTAGACCTTGCGCGGCCAGGATCTGGCGCTCATTGAGCTCCTTTGGTCTTTCCATTGAATTGTTCTGAAAGATTTTGTGCTGCTTCCATGGCTGCCCACCGCATACCTGCGGGTTGAGTGACGAAGGCAAGACGGGCTAAATCGATGGCGATTTTGAGTAACTGCTCGTGGCTCATCTTCTCCATGCCCTTGACGAGATTCGCAAAGCGAAGCTGGTCGTTGACGCTTGCCTCAATCTTCGTCATCTTCGGTGTGGCTTGAGGACATGCCTTCATGCTGTTCAGCAAGAGCAGAGCCAAGACGAGAGATCAGAGTACGGGCGAATGGGTAGGCAGCTTGTTCGTTGCCTGCTTTGATGCCCCGCTTGATCATTCGAAATAGTTCCTTGTTCTCTGAGCGGCTGTGCCTTGACTCTTCAAGACAGGCTCCCATGATTTCTTCCATCGTGCTGTAGTCAGCGCGTGCCGCGACCTTGCGGGTGTAGGCATATGTCAGAACTGAGGCCAAGCCCCACTCGTCGTAACTCCGGACTAGATCACCGTCGTCATCGATCTCCTCAAACTGTTTAGCAAGAGGATGGACGTACGCTGAGGGAATCAGCGCGAGCGGTACCGCACAATCTGTGGTGTATTCCACTGGCAGTTGAAGTACCTGCCCTATTCAAGCGTTTTTATAGCGCAAATTTCTTGCCGGGGGTTCGGCGGATACGGTAGGGCTCGTCACCCCGTCTGAATCTGGTGTTTGCTTGCTCGATCTCCTCGTCAGTGATTGACGCGATCGTGTACAGGTCTCCAGAGGGCTCTGTCAACTTAACCAGTACTGCGGGATCGCTCACTACTTCTTTTCGGCGATCCCTAATTTAGCCTCAAATGGTGGGATAACTCTTAAGACAAAACCTAGTCTTGCCAGTCGTCGTCGTACACCGCTACCGAGTTAAAACTCGACTCTTTAGGGGTACGCTTGGGGGGCTTGTTGACTCGGATTATCTTAAATCCGAATAAACGGCAAATACGCGAAATCCAGTTAAAAGGAGCGTGCACGACGTTTTTCGCTTTTTCTAGTTTTACAGCAAAGGTGAATCTTTGTATTCACTGAAAAAGCCATGCTGGGTAGACCGTCTCGCTTCTCCCGTAGCTAAAAGCTCCAGAATTACTTTTGATTTGGTACACTCAGGGCGTGCCGAAGACCAAGCTCGTCAGGCGCTTACTACCCGAGGGGGAGTGGGATTAGAGCTTGCCCACTCCTTAATTGAGACGGAGCCTCTGATCAAGGTGACGTCTCGCCCTCAAGCATGTAGCCCCATTCCCTGGCAACAGCATCTGCATCTTCCATGCGGGCATCATCTAGCAGGTGAATAACCCGCTCGCTGCACCACAGGGTATTGAGATCTTCCAGGGAAACTACTGTGTACACCGCGTTTATGTCGCTATGTCCACTGTAGTTGTTGCCTGAGCCTTTGCTTGTACAGTGTCGGGTTCGGAACTCTGTACATCTAGACGGGTGGATGCCGAAACAAAACTGTCTGCGATCGCGCAGCCAGCGTCGAGGATGTTTACAGCGTTGGGTTTCAGAGCTTCAAGAAAGAAGCTCACGAACAACGCATGGCTTCTGAGATTCATTCGTCCTCCATTTCCAGGATCGTCTCTAGAGCGCGGATGTATCCGTCCCAGAAGGTCCGGGTGTAGTGCTCATTAGCCGTCGTTTGTCTGCTGTTCTCTCTTGCGTAGCAGAGGAGGCGGATGAGGGCTGGGCGCGAGACGTCGATTGAGGGTTCGGTGGTGAACATGATTCAAGTACAGGGGTGCCGTCGTAGTAGATCTGGTGAGACCAGAATCGTTGCAGCGCACCAGGGCGCATGCTGAACTTCCTGGATCGTTGTTTTCTGGAAGGCATCAGTCAGCTATGGGCCTCGACGAAGGAGTCGATGAAGTCTTGTACATCGAAGGGCTTGTCGTGATGCTCGCTGTAGACAGCGATTGAGTTGTCGAGTGCGTTCTTCGATTCTTTGAGCCGTGCTGCTTTATCAGGGAATTCGCTGTCGAGTTCGAGCAAGCAGGCAGTCAAGTCAGCCAACATCACCTTTGCTTGTTCTTGCGTGTTGGCGTTTAACGGGATTAGAAGGCTGATCTTTATCGACCTTGTGCCTTCCGGATCCATTCCGAAGCGACGCATGAAATGCGCCAAGGGGTCTTTGCTCAGGTCCTCGTCAGCAATCGTGACGAGGCAGTCGTGCATCATCTTTGTCATGGTGAGAGAGAGTCGAAGGAAATTGGGGGGCTGGACTTACGGTTGAGCTCTTACATCCGACCTGGAACGAGCATTTCGCGGAATCGTCGGATGTCCTCGACGGGACCCCTTGGCTTCAGGGAGAGGCTTGCCTCTATGTCTGGAAACACAGTGGTCCCCACCACCTGACCCGGGTAGTGGCAAGCATCACCAGGGAGAGCTAGGGGGCATGCAGAACCCCCATGCACCCGCCAGCTATTGATCAGATGAGCTGGAGGCAGGCTTCCCGAGCGCGGCCAATACGCTCGGCTCCCTGGCCACCCCATAGGGATTCCAGGCGGCAGCGGGCGCGCTCGATGTCGTCCTTGGTGCGGCCGGAATCGTGCGTCTCGTACTGGCTGATGGCCTGGAACATCGACCAGATGGTGCCGGGTTCAATGCCGTAGCCGGTGTTGCCGCTGTAGTGGGAGCGAATGGTTGCGATTTGGTTGAGATCGGAGAGCTTTCTCTCCCGCTTCTGCTTAGTGTCCTTGTCCGTAATAGGACGGGCGAGGACGTCGGAATAGGTGTGCTCCAGGATGTGGCGCGCCATTTCCTCGTTGAGCTTGGTGGTGGTCAGAGGCTTGAGGGCCTCCAGGTCACGGGTGAACTTCTGCTGCTCCAGGTTGATCAAGGCTGGGAGGCTCTTGGCGAACTGCTCCACGCTCTTGGTGTGGCGCATCACCAGACCGGCATCAGCAGCTTGAGCCTTGCGGGCACCTTTGCTGCAGAGGTAGCGGAGCTGGTTGGCGCACACCAGGCGGACGTCGCTGAAGAAGACGCCAAATGCGCTGGAGCCATCGAAGCTGTTGAAGGCGTGCAGGTAGCGGCGGACCTTGTCGCCTTCGGTCACCTCGCCCTCGATGTTGCAGGAGGCGGTGACGAAGACCTTGCGGCCGTCGCGGATGCTGACGATGTTGTCGATCTCCACGTCCTCGCGGAGGTACTCGAACAGCTGGATCAGGCTGTCGTTCTGGACAGGGGTGTATCCCTTGCCCATGATTCCCATCAGAGCGCCCGTGTCGCAGCGGGTGATGGCACAGTGGTCGGGCGACTCATCCATGACACGGTCGAGGATGGTGTCAGGGGTGCCGAAGAACACGGGGGTCTGGGCGACGCGGAAGTCAGCGCCGGCCATCTGGAAGGCTTGGCGAGGGGTGGCGTTCTGGGGAACGACGGTGCCGCCAGCTTGAGCAGCCAGGGGGTTGACGCTGTAGCCACGATCCTGGAAGCGGCCGGGCTTGAGGATCTGTTTCTCCCGGGCAAATTCCTGGGAGACAGCGTTGGTGATCTGGGTGCGGAACTGCATGTCTGACATCGCCAGAGCAGCAGAGGTGTCGCGGTGGGTGGGGGTTGCAGTCATGGTGAGAAAAGGGTTGGTGAGAGAGTCCAAAGGGCGGAAGCGCCCTGTGCAAAACAGGATACGGTGTCTGTCCAGATAAATCAGGACAGATAAGCGATCCTGATGGGGTTGTGGTAGTTTGGTTTTGCACCACCCGTCCGCTTCGAAGCGGGTGGATGGTGAGAGAGTCCGCCCCGGGGTGAGAGCCGGGGCTTTTTTGTGTCAGGTCACTGCGGGTAGACGGACTTCGAGGGTCTGGCCGTCATCACAAGGCACCGCTAGGTAAGTGGTGCCGTCTGATTGGGTAAAGACCGTGAGAAGGCGGCCACCTGGCAGCTCAATGCGTGCCACCTGGCCAACGGGGATGTCGAGCCACATGCTCAGAACTCGTAGTAGAAGGCGGCCTCCCAGGTGTCAAAGGGAGGGCTGGTTTCAAGGCGGCGCATCCTGAGGGCTTCCCAGTAGGGGAAGCACCTGCTGATCTCGCAGACCGTCTTGGTGGCCAGGGTGTCGGAATCGAACACCAGGCCTGGGGTGGCGATTGCCCCGTTGTTGAAGCGCACCTTGCGGAATGCCATGGTTCAGCGCACGGAGTAATAGAGGCGGTTCTCCTTGCGGACTTTGCCGCGCTGGATCAGCTTCTCCAGCAGGCCGTAGCTGAACCACTGCCGGGAGTCGTTGTACCCAATAGCTTTGCCTACATCGGTGTTGCGGACGCCGCTTGGGTTGCAGTCCAAGAAGTCGATGATGTGCCGCTCCAGGGCGTAAGGCTCGATCAGGGGAGCGGGGTAGGTGACGGGCTTGGTCATGGTGAGAGTTGTTGGTGAGAGTTGTTGGTGAGAGAGGGGGAGGTGAGTCCCCAAGAGAGCCCCGAAGGGCTCCGTTGGGGATTCAGTTAGAAGCGGTGTACAAACACGCGACCGATTCCGTCAGTCGGGACGCCAAGGGCTTTGGCGGCGGCGTAGGAGAGGTCGATGGCGCAAGCGCACCTGTCGTTCACACGCACTGGCACTTCTCTGCCTTTGTGACGGATCAGCAGCTTTGTGCCGCAGGGGTAGTGCGGATGGGCGGCTGAGATCACGGTGTCCTTGTACACGTCGCCGCAGGCAGTGCGGCGGCCGATGTACCAGGGGTGGTAGACAGTCGCCGTGACGTTGTGGCCCCCGGTGTGCTGGGCGTAGGACGGCGATGTAGTTGCTACCGCGAGAAGGGTCAGAGCGCAGTTACGAAGAAAAGTCATCAATCAATTGCAGGGAACAAGCAACAGGACTCACAGGTGTACACAAGAGGGAATCGATAGCGCGAGTCTGTTGATTGGGCGACGGCCGATTGATTCGGTCGTAGGAGCGGATAGGTGAGCGTCGGTTGGAATACCGATCTTCAATCTCCACTTCAATGCCCTGGGCAGCACACATTTCCAGAAAGAACGGGGCATCGCAGTCTTCTTCTAGATAGAGAGACTTGCCCTGTTCGTAGGAGTAGTCGGAAATGCATGTAAGCGTTCCGACTACTTCTTCTACTATCTCTCGTTTGACAGATAGCCATGCATGACTAGGGTCGTGCCGCATGATCAATTTGAGCTTTTTAGGTCTGTTCATTCGGTTGGATCAAAGTTCACAATGCGGTCAAGCGCGTCAAGGGCTTCCTCTAGCCACTCCTCAAAGGGGTGACCAAGAGCATCCATCTGATGACGCTCGGCGTCCTGGTATTGGATCTCAAGCAGTTCGCGATAGATCCGTTCTATCTGGGCAAGATGACCCAGTCCGTAACGGTTCTCGCGAGCTCGCATACGATTCAAAATCTCCAGGTTTTGATCGCGACGGGTAAGTTCGTGGAGTTTCATACTTGAATGGGCCAGATGGCTTTTGGTTGAGCAACTCGAAGGATTTGCGTGCGAGTGGTCGGAGAATCTGTGACGATGATCTGGCCAGTATTTGTGTCGGTAACGACAAAGAAACAGCGATTCGTAACAGTCGCGCATGTACGAGCGCGGTACTCAAGATCATCGAGAGACATAGGTAGGTGAGTGAGGGTTGAACATTTGGTGAGTGGTGGGCCAGGGAGTAGCGATCAGAATCGTTGTGCAGAAGATGCTCACAGAAACTGTGAGAACGCGCTCTACAACTGACATCTGGGACTTCATGCTCAATCCTCCTCTGCTGTGAGGCCGGTGGCTTTCACGGTCAGGTAGACGGATTCGCTGGAGGTTGCGGTGCCGTCCTGCTGCTCCTGTCGCTGGGCGTGCTTGATGCGCTCGGCTTCACGGCGGAGCTCGTCGCTGTAGCGCCACACCTTGCGGCGACAGACAACTACCTGCTTGTCATCGAGTTGGGCAGCTTGTATGTCGCGGCTGTCCATGTAGGTGAGCAGTTGCGCCTGTAGAGCTTTGATGTCGCTCTCCATCTGGCTGTACTGCTCTTTGAGATTTAGATAGATCTGAAGCTGACGCTCGTAGATCTCTTCATTCCAGGATTCGGCAGTCATCTTGCGGGATGCGGTGGTGGAGAACTTGATGCGTTGCTTGGTGCGATTGCGTGTGGTGGTTGAGAGAGTCATGGTGAGAGAGGTGAGTGAATGTCCGCGTGTGGGATGCGCGGCCCCCATAGATAGGAATCAAACGCCGCGCAGATCTTTGTAGTGGCGCTCCAAACGGTTCCACCGATCTGCCCAGAAGTCGGTTAGAGCTTTGTCTTCGCGCTTGTAAGCATCACTGAATTGCAGGCGGGCATACTCGATCTGTTTGTTGAGCCATTCAGCGTTGGAGAGACAGAGAGGTTTTGTCATGGTTCGGTGATGGTGATGTTTGTGGTCTCACAGATAGGAAGTCCGGCCCAGTCAGGGTCGCCATGTTTCTTGACCCAGCGACACCAGTGGCGGTTGTTGGATACAACAAACCAATCCGTAGCTGTCTCTTGTTCAATCAGAACAACGGGCTCATTGTTCATCGCATTGGCAAGTCGGTTCCTTGCCTTCTTGCTTTGGGGAATCAACCAGAGCTGGTTTGTCATGTTCATTGGCCACATCCGTAGATTTCACGACGACGATCACGCAAACCGTCACAACAACCATCAGACTCCGTGATGCTTTGGATATACACGGGTGCTTGTTTGCGTTGCTTGAAGGTCACATCACGCCACTGGGTGATGAAATGTTTGCGGCGGTAGATGTTCGCTTCTGTCTTGGCTTGTGCGAATGTGTCAGCCGAAGCAACAACCTGTCCTTTGTAGTAAATGTCAAACATGATTGACCTCCCTGCTGTTTGCGTGGGTTAGTTCTTCTTCGGAAAGAATGTCTATGTAGCCGTGCGGATACACATTGCAGAAGTGATCAAGATTGTGATCTGCTTCGTCGTATGTGAAATAAACAGCGAGCTTCTCGTAGCCGTCTGGCGTTACGTTGACGATGAAGTGTTCCATGAAAGATACGGTAAGAGAATGTTCAAGACCAGATAAGGACATCAAACGCCAACGAAATGTTTGGCGCCTGAGCCGTGAGCCTCTACAAAGATGTCGGTCTTTGCACCATCACAGAGAGAACATGTGCGGCACTGAGCGGAAGAATTGTCGACAGTGGCTGGGCACTGTTTGCCACTGAATGCTTCAGAACCTTGGGGCACAACAGCGAATGTTTTCCAGCCATGTGCAGACGCATCGAGATAGTCTGCGAAACCGTCACAGCTTGCCTGGAACACACCTTTGCACCACTGAGCGAAAGGCTGACGCCACTGGTGCGTATAGCCGGTGTGGCCTGCAGCAAAGATATTGAACGAATGCACAACATCGGCATCGAGAATGCTGGGATCGCCATATGCACCCCAGCGAATCTTGCGGCCGTTGAGGTACATGCTGATGTTGATGTCGCATGCAACTGCAGGATCTGTTAGATCTACATAGCCGCCGGCTTTGTAGGTGCGCCACACTGACAGCGGGGCCTGACCGACGTTGACATAGCAAGAACGCTTGCCGTTAGGTTGCTTGCGGTGGATGCAGTCACCACAGATCGAATAGTCTGCACCTGTAGCGATAGCCTCGACAGGATTAACATCCTCGCGGAGAATCCAGACCTGGCACATGTTGCCGGTCTTGCG